GTAATTATCGGATATTACATTATTTTCTAGTAAATTGATGTAATATAAAGAAGGATCTTCATACAGTGAAATTGAAAGTTGATCTGGACTTTGATTATCTGAAATTTCTATTTTATTTACTTGTGTTGTTTCTATAATAGGCCGACTAAAAAGATTTTTAACGTTTTTAGTCAGACCATCAGTAAATTTATATTCAATATTATTTAAAAAATCAAAATATGTCATTGCCCACTCCCCAAGTCATTGAAGAATTCTGACCTACTCGTTATAAATCCATTGTAGTTAAATACGTTTTCTAGTTCCACAAAGTTACAAGAAAGGAAATATGAGAAAGGTCCACCTACTCCAGCAACAAATGATTGATTATCTAGTCCATGAAGAACTGACATAAGCACACATATTTTTGGTGTGCCTAACCATAGTCGAGTTGTTTGAAATTCATTACCACCAAATTCATTTACGGCAGTTACTGTCCATACGTTTGGAGGTCTCATTCTACTAGCTTGTGCAATGTTACCCTCACTCGCAAATCCACCTACAACAGGCATTGATAGTGTTTCGAAAGCTTCTCCAATATCTTTTGCAATAAAAGTATTTGCCTTTTTTGACGTAGATTTCAAATTCCAATTGAAGCTGTATTTTCTTTTTGATGAACCAAGATATCCTGCCTCTGTTGTTAGGAGTTCTAATCTACCTAAATTGGAGCTAATTTGTCCAAACGCATCTCCCTGATATCTTTCAGAAACACCAGTCAAAGTTTCTCCGACTTGTTCTAGTAATTGTCCAAAATCCATGGTGGCAAGATTTGCTGGATCTAAGTTGCTGTCTATTGTTCCTAGAGCTTGTGATAGATTTTCCATCATTGGAGCATCTTCTGAATATCTGTGAGCAGTACCCCTATTCACCTTAACTCCCGGAAGAATTATGCGGGTTACTGGGTTTGAAAGATTTGCTCTTTCTGAAGATGTTCTGGGGTATGGATAACAACTAAATACCAGATAATACGGTGCTTCTGATGATCCATCATTATATCCCCAAGAAAATTCGGTAGCCATGGTTTCCTCCTAGTTTCATTCATATATATGTATGCTATGGCATATAAAACGAAGTACATCCCAGAAAATACAACCAAATATGTCGGAAATCCCACCAAGATCGTTTGTCGGTCAATGTGGGAAAGAAAGATGTGCAAATATCTCGATAACAACACCAATGTTCTTCGTTGGGCAAGTGAAGAGGTGGTAATACCTTACCTATCCCCAGCAGACAATAAAATGCACCGATATTACCCAGATTTTCTTGCTGAAATAAAAACCAAGGACGGTAGTATCAAGACATTTTTAATTGAAGTTAAGCCATATAAACAGACAAAACCACCTGTAATCAAGAAAAGAAAAACAAAGTCTTACGATATGAATATGAAGACATATGCCATAAATGAAGCGAAATGGAAAGCTGCTAAAAAAGTTTGTAATGATAATCAGTGGGAATTTACCATTCTAACCGAAAACGAACTATTTAAAGGGAAGCAACTAAAATGAGTCTAGAAGGAACAAATGTAAATGATTTAGTTGAAGCTGGTGGAATTTACAGTAAAGGGCTCATGAAGCACAATAGGTTCCATGTAAATATGTTTATTAACACTGATACCTATGTCAAATCACTCACCAATATTCCAGTCTTCGCTGCCAGAGTTCCCGGTTGGGATGTGGGTACTGTTGCAGAAACTGGCGTCGGAGGAAACATCAAGATGTTTCCGTATAGGAAAAACTGGAATCAACAATTATTCTTGACTTTCTATATGGAAAATGAAGTTGATGGATCACTCTTTGATATAGTGAATAGATGGTGTAATGCGGTTTCTCAACCACAAGGTATTCAAGGATATTATCAAGAGAATGTAAGTGGAAATGTATTAGACATAGTAAACGGTGACAGAGACAACATTAAATGGAAATTTTATGAAGTGTATCCACGGGTTTTGTATCCGATTGAGCTAAAGCCTGTTGAGGATTTTTCCCCTATGGTTTTTAGTGTGCAGTTTGTTTACCGAGCGTTTGATATTTACAACGCAGAAAATATTTTAATAGGAACACAAAATCCTAATGGTGGAATAGGAAGTTAA